CCCGTATAAGAAAACGGTAGTCTCACTACTAGTGGACTTAGGTTTTTAATGGTTTATTTGCTATTAATAATCTAGTCAGTCTTTCTAAAAGTGTAAGACCTCTAGGATCTCCACCAGACATAGACATGAAGAGTCTCCATTCAATCGGAGTCTCATCTAAACTGTCATCGATGTGAATCATATCGATGTTCAGGTTTTGGACAAGATCTGTCATGAATAAAGATTTAATCTCTTTATGAAATGATATAACAGAACTGCAATTTGCGGTTCTTTTGTTCTGACTCGTACTATGAAGAGTATCTACAACTACTCCAACATCTACTCTTGTAGCTGCTGAAGTTTGTAAATGCTTCATATACGCACGGTCAGGCGAAATTTTCAACGTCAACTCACTTTTCATGAGTTTAGATATAACTTCATTGTTATCTTCTAACCTTTGATCATACGTCTTTTGATTTGGATTCCAATTCAAACCAAAAGAGATTACATCTCTCGGAATTTCTTCTAAAAGTTTTAATACTTTGAGCTGCTGAGGACGCAGTACCTTCTTTACAGAAGGACCCATGTTCTTAGCTAGTTGTATGAATGAATTATCAGATGTATCTTTCCATTTCGGTTGAATAAAAATATCCTTTTTTGTTATCAATCTACCACCGAACTCACTCAGTGAGGAGCTAGTGATAGATTTCGACTCAGATATTTTTAAATTCAGTTTAGCATAAAGTTCTCTAAGTCTTACTCCAGATTCATAGTCGATGACAATGTCATCTCCAAGGATCCTGTAAAATTTAGGTTGAGCCATAAGTGCTAACACGTGATGACTTAAAGCAAATGCTCCAAAACTTGGATAAACACCAAGTGCAGAACCATTTGTCCAGGTAACATCACCTAATGGGGACGTCCAGTAGCCTTTATTAACAGATGTCAGTAGATCGACATCTGCCTTAGGGGCTCCTAGATCTAATAATATTTTTCTAGTTAGTGCATAAGGAAAAGTATCCGTGGCAGATGACAGGTCTATAGACATTAGACTTTCGTCCTTTGACATATATTCTTGAACATCCAATACTGCTTTATCTTGATCAAACGTACTATCACTAGTGTTCGATCTTAGGCTGGCATAAATGCTAGTACCTAAACGAGACAACGCTACTTGATACCCTAGATAAGGTATAGCAACGGATCTGAGTTTTAATCCAGATTCTTGTATAAAGGAAACCTTTCCAACATAGTTATTAAAATCTCTGTGTTGAGCACAAGGCTGTAACGAAGACTTTACAAAAATTGAATACAAATCTTTTGGAAGAGATTTGGATATTTCTTTGAAGTAGTTATAGATAGCTGGTGTAGAACATGATTCAACTAAATGAGTCATATTGTTTTTACCCGTCTTCACCTCACCCTTACCATTCAGGTATGGGGAAGACCTATCATTACCTACCCATGAATAAGCTGGCTGGAAGTGACCTTCTGGTAACTTCCCAAGTTTATTCAGTGCATTGTTATATTGTTTTTCATCAAGTTTTAAATCGCTAAAATCAAATTTAGTCGATCCTAATCCTTGAAGGAACTTTTCATTTTGGCTCTCAAGTGTTCCTGTTTTACCAGTTTTAAGATCTTTAACAATCCTAAAATTTGAATAAACCATTAGACACCCAAGAGCTTGCTGCGTCTTTAGTAGAAAGATAGGTTTAAAATCGCCCTTAGGTACCATCAATTTTGAATGATGTTGTATCCAAGGTGAGTCAATAAACGGTTTCGGATATCCAGCTAGTCTATGAATAAAAGCTATTTTCATATCTTTTAGTCTGCTAACTGTCCATTCTACGCCATTACATTGAATCCAAGATTCTATTCTTTTACTAACGTTTATAGCTGAAACTTCATTAAGACCATAAGCCTTGAAATAGTTGACCATATCATTTTGAGAAAATGATAAGATTAAAGATTCGTTTACACGATTCTCAACATGGGATTGTGAGACAGGGACTACGTCCTTCTCTCTCATTTTCGTGTGTTTCTTAAAATTTTTCATTAAGTTGTTCCTCTAATTTAGTTTAGATGTATCAACATGACAGGTTACTAACCTTGACAAATTGTCTTACATGTAGTTTATAACATAAAATGTTAAACATGTAAAGTGATGAGCAAAATACGTTGAGCTCGCAACGGAAACCATAGTGATTTCAATATCATTATGCACCTTAGCGCCTCTTAACTTTATGTTAAGA